ACGACACGAACCTCGCCTGGCGATGCGCATCATGCCACGGCAGGAAGACACGAGCGGAGCAGCGGCGGCGCGGGTTCGGGTGAAAAAAAGGGGGGGTGGGGTGTGCACGAACCATGCCAAACGCCCAATGACCCCACGGCCGCTCTGCGCTAGTTCGTGGGGAGTTTTCAAAAATGGGAAGCCGAGGTCCACTCCCGCAGCCGGGCAGCTCGGAGACCAAACGAGGCCGGAACACGATGCGCAAGAGGCCGGCAAAACCCAAGCCCGCCGGAAAGAGGCTTTCCCCGGCGCCGCCCCCGGAGACCGCCGGCGCGACGGACGTCCTCCCGCCGGCCGATGTCGTCGCGGTCCCGTCGGCTCTCGCGTTCTGGGAACGGGTCGCCCCGCCGCTCATCGCCTCCGGCCGCCTGGTCCTCGAGCAGGCCGACGCCTTCGCGATCCTCTGCCAGCTCCACGCGGAGATCCTCGCGCTCCGCGAGCAGCTCGCGGCCGAGGGCTGGATCACGGCGACCGAGAAGGGGCAGGCCGCGAGCCCGGTCGCTCGTCTGCTCCGTGACTCACGCCGGGATTTTGTTTCACTGGGAAGGGACTTCGGCCTGACCGCGGCGGCCGCGGCCCGCATCCCCCAGGACCCCAAGCATGGCGAAGAAGACGACCCGGAAGAGGCGGCCCTCCTCAAGTTCACCGGCGGCTCCGGCTCCTGACGGAAGCGACCGTCCGGAATTCGTCGCCGGGTTCGACTGGGATCCGGAGGCCGCGGCCCGGCCGGCCGAGTTCGTCGAGCGGTTCTGCCGGCATCGTGCCGACGACGGGAAGGCGGTCCGCGTCTCGCTAATCGACTGGCAGCGGGACCGCGTGATCGCGCCGATCTTCGGCTGGAAAACGAAGGCCGGTCGGCTCCGGTTCAAGCGGGCCGGGATCTGGGTTCCGAAGAAGAATCGGAAATCGTCCCTGATGTCCCAGCTCGCGGCCTATATGGCCGTCGCCCATTTCCCGATCGCGGACGTCTTCCTGGCGGCGAACGATCGCGAGCAGGCGCGGACGATGTTCCGTATGGCGGCCGCGACGATCGAGGCCTCGCCTCATCTCTCGAAACTCCTCGAGGTCGTCGACTACAAATCCGTCATCCGGAACCGGCAGCACGGGAACGAGATCCGCTGCCTCTCGAGCGAGTGGCGGAAACAGGAGGGCCTGAACGGATCGGTGATCCTCGACGAGATCCACAGTTTCCGATCGCCGGCTCTGGTCGATGCCCTCGTCTACGCGATTCGCGGAACGCCGAATTCCGTTGTGATGTCGATCTCGACGGCCGGCGACGATCGAAACGGGATCGGGTGGCAGTGGTGGAAAGATTCGGAGCTGGTCATGAAAAACCCAGCCGCGAATCCATCGTTCTACGGGCTCATCTACGCGGCGGATCCGGAGACCGACGACTTCGCGGACCCGGCGGTCTGGAGGAAGGCGAATCCGTCGATCGGGACCGCGTTCCCAGAGGAGGAGTTCGCGGCCGACTACCAGGACGCGACGACGGACCCGAGGAAGATGTCGAAATTCCTCCGCTACTCGCTCAACGTCTGGCAGCAGGCCGACGCACGGTGGTTCCACGGGGACGCCTGGGAGCGGTGCGGCCGCGAGTACCCGAGGCCCCTCGCCGGCCGGCCCTGCTGGGTCGGGGTCGACCTGGCCTCGAACCTCGATATGACCTCGGCGGCGTTCGTGTTCCGCGACGAAGACGGAGGCTACTCCGTCGAATGGCGATACTGGGTCCCCTCGGAGACGGTCGCGGACCGAGTACGCGAGGGGATCCCCTACGACACCTGGATCCGCGAAGGCTGGGTGACCGTGACCGACGGCCACCGGCTCGATCATGAGGCGGTCGCCCGCGACCTCCTCGCCTACGGGGAGACCCACGAGATCCGCGCGGTCGGGGTCGACCCGTGGCAGGCCGGCGCCCTCGAGACGCTCCTCCAGCGCGAGGGGGTCGAAGTGAAATCGGTCGCCCAGCGGACGGCCTACCTCAACGCGCCGTGTAAACTGCTCGAGGCCCTGGTCGTCGAGGGCCGGCTCCGGCACGGGGCGAACCCGGTCGCGGCGTGGAACGCAAACAACGTGTGCGTCTACACGGACCCGACGGGCCTGGTCAAGCCGGACAAGGCAAAGAGTTCCGAGAAGATCGACGGGATCGCGGCGCTCGTGAACGCGCTCGCTCTGGCCTCGACGGACGAGGGCGAATCGGCCAGCCTCGACGACTGGAAGATCCACGCGCTCTAGCCCCGGGAAACTTTGCCGGATCGCCGGCCGGCCTGACGATTTCCCGGGCCGGGGATGCCCCTCGGCCCGGGATCCCAGCCGATGCCCCGACCGAAGGCCGCCGCCCCGCGCCGCCGCGCCCCAGCGCGACCGCGATCCCCGACGCGAGTGATCGCCCTCCGGGCCTTCCCCGCGACGAGCGGGACCCTGACGACTCTTTCCCCAAACGACATCGGGCCGGCCGAGGCGATCCGCGTCTCGTCGATCCTCGGGGTCGTCCGCTGGATTTCCCAGGCCGTCGCGGTCATGCCGATCATGGTCGGCCGGACGCTGGCCGACGGCCGGAAGGTCGGGGCCGATCTGCCCTGCGGCTATACGCTCCGGAAGCGGCCGAATTCCTGGCAAAGCGCCTTCGACTTCTACCAGCTCATCGCCTACTGGACGGCCCTCCACGGGAACGCGTTCGCGCGAATCCTGCCCGGCCCTCGCGGGTTCTGCTCGGAGCTGCGGCCGATCCATCCGACGCGGATGAAAGCCGTCCGCCGGCCGGACTACTCCGCCGGCTACCAGTTCTGGACCGACGCCGGCCAGTGGGTCGACGTCCCCGCGAGCGAGATCCTTCACTGGCGATGGCTCTCCGATAACGGCCTCTGGGGCATGGCGCCGCAGGAATTGTGCCGGACGTCGATCGCCCTCGCCCGCCAGCTCGACATCGCGGCTACCTCGTTCTGGGAGAACAGCGCGCGACCCGACATCGTCCTCGAGACCCAGGAGCGGATCCCGGACGAGGCGGTCGAGGCCCTGCGGACCCAGATCCGCGAGATCTACGGCGGCGCGCGGAACCGCGGCTCTGCCGCCGTCCTCCCGAAGAAGACGAAACTCGTCCCGATCGAATCAAATTCGATGGAGGCGAATCAGTTCCAGGAGCTGCGGGACGCGATCCTGCCCGACGTCTGCCGCTGCTGGGGTGTTCCATCGACGCTCCTCGGGGATGCCCGGATGGCGCGCTGGTCAAACGTGGAACAGGAGCATCTCTCCGCGCAGGTCTGGTGCCTGCTGCCCTGGCAAAAGCGGATCGAGGGGCCGCTCGACATGATGCTCCAGCCGGTCTACGGCGAGGACGTCTACTGCAAGCTCGACAACCGCGGCCTTCTCCGCGGCGACACGGCCGCCCGGTCCTCGCTCTACCAAAGTCTTTGGAACATGGGCGCGATCTCGCCCAACGAGATCCGCGACCGCGAGGACTTCGAGCTGCTCGACGACCCGGCGGCGAATCAGACGTTCGTCCAGCTCGGGTTCTCCACGCTCGCGGCCGCCGCCGCCCAGGCCGGCGCCGCCGGCGGCGAGCCGCCGGCGACCTCGAGCGACACGCCGGACACGCCGGACGACACGCCGGACGCTCCGGCCCAGGACGGAGGAGACGACAATGGAGCCTGAACGCCGCTATCTGCTCTCGGCCGATCATCCCGACGCGATCCGCGTCGAGCGGCGCGACGGCGAGACCGCGAAGCTCGCCGGCATCTCGCCCCCGTGGGATTCGCTCTCCGTCGACCTCGGAGGCTTCCGAGAGAAGTTCTCCGCGACTGCCTTCGACGGCCTGATCGACCGGCATCCAAACGACCCGCGGGGGAAGGTCGACGTCCCGTTCCTGTTCAACCACGACCCGAGCCTGATCACCGGCCGGACGTCGAACGGCCGGCTCTCGCTCACGAAAGAGCCGCGCGGCCTGGCCTACGTTCACGATCCGCTCCTGACCAGCGCCGGCCGGGATCTGGTGATGATGGTCGAGGACCGGACGATTACTGGCTCATCCTTCGCGTTCACGGTGGCCGACGGCGGCGAGACCTGGACCGAGGACGAGCGCGGCGGGGTCGTGCGAACGATCCACCAGGCCGGCGGCCTGTTCGACATCTCCGCGGTGACGAGCCCGGCCTACCCCTCGTCGTCGATCGCCCCGAGGAGCCTCGACGCCTGGCGGCAAGCCCGGGGCGCGGTGACTCACCGATCCGAAGGCGCCGGCCTCCTGATCTCGCTCGACTTCGACCAGACGTTCACCGCGGCCCCCGGCCTCTGGCGGAGTTTCATCCGCGAGGCCGTCGACCGCGGGAACCGGGTCTGCTGCGTGACCCGCCGCGAGGACTCCGAGACGAACCGCGAAGAGATCCGGCTCGCGTTCGGGGACGCGTTCTCCGCTCTGGCCGGCCTCGTCCTGGCTGGGCCAGACCGGCGCAAACGGTCGGCCGCAGGCGAGGCCGGCCTCT